TTGCGGTGCCAACCTTGGCAAAGCGAAGAATACATCTATCGCCACCAAAACCAGGATCGAGAGCTGCCACCTGCTCGACATTGGTGGTAAAGGTCAACTTTCTTGTAGGTGTGTGCGTCTCGATCAACGATTCGGACAGCACCGTCTTGACCATGCCGTCCGGCGCCCAGAATCCGCGTGTGTACTTCCAGAACGTAGGGCTTTGTTCGCCCTCATGTCGCATAGCGGATAACACCTGATCATGCGTTATAAGGTATGGATACTTCGTTCGCCCCTCGCTGATGTTGGGCGATTTCATGCCGTCGAACCGTCGGCACATGCCGCGTTCGGTCAGCCAATGTTGATCTTCAATTGTTACACTACGCCAACCCTTTGCCGGTGTGCAGAAGCGTCCGTGCGGATCGTACTTTGAAGCAGGGTTTCCGATGACCAGCATCTTGAACTCGCGGCAACCCTTGGAAAGGTTGGTACACGCCTCGAAAGCCGCTTCTGGCGTATCCGTCGCTTCGTCGATGATGACCATCACCCGCTCGGCGTGGATACCCTGGATGTTGGCCACAGCCTTCGCCGTGTTGCCTTCCGCAACAGCAATCGCCGATATCGAGTGCCGGTCGTCACCTTTGATTGCTTGAAGCGTCATCTTCGAATCGACCATGTTGCCGGGAAACCCGCGCGACTTGCGAACCAGATCCTGAAGGTTGGCCCACATACGCTTGCGGATCATCTTCGCGGTGGTCGATGTGAGGACGACGGTGGACTTGGAAGGATTGGCCAACCACCAGACGGTGGCGAAAAGAGTCGCTCCGAACGTCTTGCCGGACGCGCCGCATCCAGCCCAGCCGACATAATCGTGTTCGCAAAGGCTTTCGACCTGAGCCTCTAGCCACGAATTCCAACTCAGCTTCGGCCAGAGCATTTTGGTGGCGTTCTGAAAATGTTCGAACGTACCTAGTCCGCCCTCGTTTGGCTGGAGTCGGTTTCGGAATGCGTAAAGTTCCAGTTCTAGGTCTGGAATCTTGACGGGTGAACGTATCCCGTACTTGTGCTGAATCAGTGGATGCTCGGACGCTTGCTCTGCCATAGTTTGGCCTTGCAATAGTTCACTCTGGACTTGACCGTCTGGCAAAGGAAAAATATGCCGTCGCAACTTGTTTCTTCATCCGGCTGTTGCCATCCTTGCGACTCCGAGCCGGTAGTCGTGAATATCCCCGGCCCTCAAGGTCCGGCTGGAACCAATGGCACGAATGGCACGAACGGAATTGACTCGTTCACCTACACGACCGCTTCGTTTTTCGTCCCTGCCCTCGGTTCGAGTGTCCTCGTTTTTGTTGATAATACCGAATTTCTACCGGAATCGGTTGCTGGCCAGTTCTTCGTCTCGATTCAGGGTGTCGGTTACATGCAGGTGCTGTCGGTTGACGGTCTGCAACTGACGCTTCAAAACCCTGCTGCGGGTGTTCTTGGAATCGCCAACGCTATTCCGACTACGCTGATTCCGACTGGCTCACTCATCACGCTTGCCGGTGCGATTGGTGCGACTGGCGCTGCCGGCGCATCGGGTGGCGCTCCGGTTGGCGCGTCCTACATTTGCCGAACCGCTGACGCCACGCTGACGAACGAGACTGCTCTTGATTCGCTATCGGCTGGCTACCTCAAGACTCAAGGATCGAGCGGTTTCGGTGCGGTTTCGACGGTTTCCACGATTCCGATTGGCGATGTCACCGGCACGGTTCCAATTGCCAAGGGTGGCACAAACTTGACGACCGCCCCGCTGAACAAGATTCCGGTCGGCGACGGATCGAACTACCTTCAGAAAGAGATTGTCGGAACACTTCCGATTGTTGTTACGAACAGCGCCGGAAACATCACACTGTCGGCTCCGTCGATTGTTTCGTTCAACTACGTCACGTTTACGCGGAGGCTGACTGGAACCAACCTGATTGCATCTGGAGCCACCAAGAATCCGTTCAGTCTTGGTGATTTCCCCTCTGGCTCGTGGGCTACGCTTGATCCTTCCTCTGGGTTTACCGCAGCAACCGGACGATTTGTTGTTCCTAATACTGGGTATTACAAAATCGACGCCACGTTCAATCTTTTGGGAAGTGGTGGCGTTGCTAGCGTCATTGTTTTCCTGCGTAAAAATGGATCAAACATTTACCAGGCTCTTGAGTTCAATGCCACCAACGCATCGCCTCAGAGTTTAATTCCGGTTTCATTCTCTTACATCGATCAGTCTTCGTCGGTTGGCGACTACTACGACATCCTGATTCAGACTTCTGGATCTGGAGTCAACGTCCAAACCGGCTCCTCATTCTCTGTTCAGCGGATTCAGGCTTAAACCATGAGCGAACGCGCACCAAGACGCTACACGGACGGTTCCGTTGCTTTTGACGGCGGAATTGACGCCGGAATCATGCCGTCGAAGGTTGATCAAAATCAGGTGGCGTTTGCGGTCAATGCGAACTTCAGGGCCGGTTTTGCTTCTCCTCGACCAGGTTATGTTCAGCAAGATTATAACCTGTGCGTCTCAATCACGGCTGACAACGCTGAGATTACCGCTGATCAGACGAATGTAACGGCTGATGGCTGGTCGGAAGAGTGCTACGGACCTCAGTCGCTGACCGGTACGTTCCAGTGCGCGCTGCCATACATCGCTGATAATGGGCGCACATTCATCCTAATGCTGATCAGCGGTAACGTCTGGCTGTACGACACCGAGCAAAATAAAGCTCAGAACCTGACGGTTTCGCCGGATCTGGAGAATCCGTCAAACCTGCTCGATGGCTGGATGGTTCAAGCCGAAAACTTCGTCGTCATTCAGGATGGGTTCAGCAGACCTTTGATTTTCAATGGCACGAATCTGCGCCGTGCAACGGACGACGAAATCAAGACCGGCAAGGCAATGGCCTACGTCAATGGCCGCATCTGGTACGCACTGCCGAATGGATTTTCTTTCCGAGCGACTGATATTGTCTATGGAGACGGAACGCGAGCCAGCGTACTCAAAGAAACCGAGAACACCTTCCTCAATGAAGGCGGTGACTTTGCGGTTCCGTCGGATTCAGGAGGCATCACGGCAATGGCCGTCCCAGGGAATCCAGATACGTCGCTTGGGCAAGGGCCGCTCCTAGTCTTCACCCCTCGTTACGTTTTTTCAATTCAAGCGCCTGTTAATCGTGATGCTTGGAAAAATCTTAACTATCCAATTCAAGCGGTCAGTCTTATCAGCAGCGGCGCACTTGGATCAAGGTCTACTGTCACAATAAATGGAGATGTACTCTACAGGTCAATTGATGGAGTTAGATCGTTTGTAATTGCAAGGCGTTCTTTTAACGATTATGGAAACACGCCTATTAGCAATGAAATTGCAAATGTCATAGGCAACGATCAATCCGATCTGCTTTGGTCAAGTTCTGCCGTAGTGTTTGACAATCGTCTGCTGATGACTTGTCAGCCTAAATACGACTCAAAAGGAGTAATTCACAGAGCGTTAGCGGTTCTTGATTTTGAGTTAATTACGTCAATGCGTAAGAAGTTTCCCCCGGCGTGGTCTGGTATTTGGACGGGACTTAATGCGCTTCAGGTTCTTAAAACAGAAAATGCTTACGGAGACAGGTGCTTTTGCATTGCTCGCGGTTCAGACGATTCAATTCAAATTTGGGAAATTACAAAAGGCGATTCATTTGATTCCAGCATTTCCATGCCAAAGAAAAAAATTCAATGGCTTGTCCAAACCCGTGCGTACAATTTTCAATCACCGTTTTCATTAAAAAGATTAGATTCTGGAGACATTTTTATTGAATCGCTTGATGGAGATGTTTCGTTCAATCTTGAATATCGTCCTGACCAATATCCAGGTTGGCTTGAATGGGCTGACTGGTCGGAATGCGCGACAACAACGCAATGCCAGAATCTTTGTCCTTTAATTAATTTACAACAACAATACAGGCCAAAAATACGTCTGCCGACACCATCGGACATTCCGTGCATTTCGTCCATTGATACGATTGCGCGCAACATGTACGAAGTGCAGTTGAGCTTGACGGTAACAGGTTATTGCCAAATTAAAAGCCTTCGCATCCATGCTTACGACGTTCAAGAGCCTGTTGTCGGCGAATGTCCCACATTTAAAGGGTGCAAAACCCTTGATGCGTGTGACACAAATCCTTTTTTGTACACATCAGAATAGTTTATGCCAAACTTAACGCTTATCACACTTACTGCTCCTAGCCTTCCGATTGCTTATTGCCCGAGCAATTACCAGCAGTTGGCCAACGATATCATTGGCGGTACTCAGGCGACGTTCAACAGCTCGATTGGAAACTCGTTCTTCAACTTTGGACCGACGACTCCGACGCTGAACAATCAGGTTTATCCGTGGCTCGACGAGAACGGAAACTGGTGGATTCGCATCAATGGTTACTGGGCTAGACAGCATCCGGTTCCCGCAAACGGTTCTGAACGCCGCATTTTTGTTGGTACTGCTGCCGATGTTTTGAGTTACGACGGCGGCGACGGAACTGCCACTTCTACCAACGTGATGACCGGCCCTATGTGGGACATTGATACAGCTTTCGATGCCAAGTTTCCGGTTGGTGTTGGTGCGTTTGCGTCGAGCGGAACGGTAAATGTTAACGGAACCTCAACGACCACTTCCGTTGCTGGCGAGGACAAGCACACGCTTATCGTTGCTGAAACTCCGTTCAATGAACACACGCATGGCGTTGCTCAGTTAGCCATCCCAAACAACGACGACTATTATCTAGTAAATCGCGCATGGAGCGGACTTGGGTCGTATCCAACCCAGGTACTTCAGGGGGCAGCAGGAACTGGTGGCGGTGGCGCTGGGCCTTCGATTACGAGCGGCGAAATCGGAACTACGACCGCTGACAAAACTGGCAACGACAGTCAGAATGCTATCGGACACAACAATCTTCCGCCGTTTTACGGTGTTTACTTTATCAAGCGAACTGGTCGAGTCTACTACACCAAATGAAGCTGATCGTCCAAGATATCAGGTCAACGATTGCTCGGGTTGTCGGCGTTTGCGTCGATGACGCGCGTGTTTACGACTACATCAATCAGGCTTGCCGACGACTGCTTCACAAGGGTCTGTGGGCTGGCGCTTACGGACGCTTCACGATTCACACCGTCGGCGGCTGCATCACTTGGCCGCGTCAGATCGAGACGATTGAGGCTGTAGCCGATTGCTGTGGAGTCGGAACCGTTCGCAATCAATGGTTCGAGTTTCAGGAAACCGGATACGGACTTCTCAATGGAAACCAAGTGTGCGTCGGCAAGCAGCTTATTGATCGTGGCACTGTGGTTTCTTACCGCGACATGTCTGGCGGTACTAACAGCTATCTTCGAGTCTACCCTGGCGACGCTTCGGATGTCGGCAAGACCATCACCTTTCAGGGCGTCGATCAGAACGGTCAGTGGATTCGCACCCAGAGCGGTGGAGTCTGGATTGACGGCGAGAAGCTGACGCTTGCTTTGCCGTATGTTCAGTCCACCAAGAAATTTATCCAGCTTACCGGCGTCATCCGAGAAGCCACGAACACCGCTAGTCGTCTGTACGAGTACGACGCAACGACCGCGCTGGAGACGGATCTGGCAGTTTTCGACCCTGATGAAACTTTGCCGCAGTATCGTCGCAGCTACCTCGCGGATCGTTGCAACAACGAGGAGGACAAGCCGGTGACGGTGATGGCGAAGATGCGCCACATCAACGCGACGAGTGTGAATGACTACCTTATTCCCCCGTGTCCTGATGCCATCAAGCTGATGGTTATGGCGATTCGGAAGGAAGAGAACGATTTGATTCAGGAAGCAGTGGCCTACGAAGCCAAAGCTGTTCAAGCTGTGCAGGAGCAGACGATGCAGTATCTCGGCGACGCTGTTCACACGATCCGAATGGTCGGAGTCGGGTTGAATGGCGGTGGATTTTACCAATGGTTCTAAACCTTAATATCGACTTTGCGCTGGCTGATGCGACTCCTCAGAAACTGGAGTTGCTTCAGGCTGTCTTTGACGCGCATGACATGGCGGCTCGGAACAACCAGAACGCTAGCTCCGCTGCTGCGGTGAACGCTTTCTTTGGAAGCGCACAGCTTACGAATGGAATCGCTTCGGCAATCCTTACTTTGGGAGATGCACATGGTCCGATTGGCCCTGCTCGATTCGTTTACGAACGATTCGACGAGCGAGCGTTGAAGTCGGCCATCGAGGCTGGAATGAAGATTCCCGGTTTTGGAAACTCGTTCTTCAAGGATCGAATCGATCCGGCGTGGAGCCGCGTCAGCGAACTGATCAAGTCCAATTTTCACAATGTAAACGCTCGGATTGAGCAGCTTCACGGGTGGATGAAAGAAGCTGGAAAAAACGCCCATCCAAATGCCGCGCTTTACACTGCGGTTGTCTGCAGTGAGCTTGGGCTGATTCCTGGTTCTGAGTCGGCCATCTTTATCATTGCGCGCACTTCCGCGTGGACTTCTTTGTGCATAAAAAATGAAAGGTAAGCTCTTCCAGATTTGCGGTCTGCCTCGATTTGGATCGGCATTCATGTCGGTCCTTTTCTCGTTGGAAGCGGATTGCATTGGCCTACATGAGCAAGGGGCGACTGATCCGAACTGGCGGAAGTCGATTGAGGAATATCGCACTCGTTACAAGTACGTCGCTGACTGCTCTACTTACGGATATCTCCCGAAAGCTGTCGTCTATGATTCGATAAAGGTGTACGTCAAAAAGAATCCCGAGTCGTCGGCAAAGGAATGCACCGAGCGATTTGGTTACGAGGTTCACCTTCCTTCGGTTCAAGCGCTTCGTGAGTACGCGGATATGTGGGCGTCACTCCATGGGGTGATGACAATCGAGGAGAACGAGCTTTTTAAGGTGGATACTTTGAGGCGTGTATGGGTTCATTGCTTCCAGGACGAGCGAGCTTTTCCCGAGGAAAAGGCTGCACGACTGGTTACCATGAACATCCAACGTCACGAACCTGAGAAGGTGTTCTCGATTGAGAACGGCAACCGTCTTGTGAAGGAGGTATTTTAATTTATGGGTATCATCGCAGGTGCAGCAATTTTGGGTGCCGCAAGCATTGGCGGCGGATTACTTGCCGCTGGCAGCAAGCCAAAAGTTCCGGCGTTCAAGCCAATCGATTTTCAAGCTGAGCAGAAGCAGGCGATTCAGCAGAATATTGAGGCGCTTAAACCCGCCACCGATCTTGCCCAGAAAACAACCGCCGCCGAGCAGTCTCAGCTTGAGCAGCAACTTCGTCGTGCAATTCCCGGTTATGACCAGCTTGTTTCTCAAGCAGGGAAGAACATTGGAGCCGCTTTGCGCGGAGAGATTTCTCAGGATGTTCAGTCTCAACTTCAACGATCTTCCGCTGGCCGTGCGCTTACTAGCGGATTTGGTGCTGGAAGCGGAATGGGCCGAGCATTGTCAGCCCGTGATTTTGGGCTGACATCGATGCAGCTCCAGAATCAGGGTCTTGCCCAAGCTCAGAACTTCATCCAGCAGCAGCGAGTGTACGGCATGACTCAGCCATTCTCGGTAAGCAGCATGTTTATCACCCCTGCTCAGCGCGTGAATGCTTTGCAGAATCAACAAGCCGCTCAGTACAACCGAGACATGACCGCCGCTCAAGTGGCTGCGATGCCAGATCCTCGTATGGCTGCGATTGGTGGCGGACTCCAATCGATGGGCGGAGTCATTGGAGGATCAATGTTCCAAAGTGGAATGGCAGGCAGAATGGGCGGAGGAGGAGGCTCCACCTCATTCGCCCCCTCATACATGTATGCTGCTCCGCCAATCGGAGGATCTTACAGTGGAGCCGGTATGACTACCGGATCGACTCCTGGAATGGGAATTCTCGAAGCAGGTTAAAATTTTATGGCCGACCCTACACTCGAAGCATTTCAGCTAGGCGCAAGCCTCTACGACCGCGCGCAGACGCAGAAGCGGATGATGGAGCAGTTCCAGATGCAGACTGCTGACCAGCTCATGCGCCAACGTCAGTTCGATCTTCAGAACAAGATTCAGTCGAAGGCGTATGCTGATGCGCTGGCTGAGCAGGAAGCTCAGGCTGCTGAGTATGATATCTTTCAGAAGTTTAACGAGGACATTGGAACTTACTTCAATGATCCTGAGTTGAAGGCTCCAATGCCTGCTCTGCCGCGCTTTAGGTCAAAGGTGTTCAACCAACAGGCAATTCAAGCGTACCAAGGTCTTCAGCAGTACTCTCCGCGAGCAAAAATCATCAAAGCTCGTGAACAGTTCGAACAACTTAGAGCAAATACCGTAAAAGCGATGACGGACGAGGGTATCGATGTTTTTGACCCTCAGACAGGTCAGGTTAATGAAGAGGTTTATCAGAAAAATCTGCCTCTTATCAGAGAGCAGTTGAAAGAAAAACAGACCATCAAAGAACTCGGCACAGAAATGTCAGAAGAGGTTTTTCTGTTGGATAAAAAAATTCCTCTTCAGGAACGGATTAAAACTGCTCGTGCCAATGTCGAGGCTCGTCGAGCGGGTCGTATCAATCCTTCTGACAGCATGAAAATAACCATTGCAAATGATGCCGTGGCGGATTGGCAAGAGCTGTTTGGGACACCCGATGCTCGCACTGCTTCAGGAATCAAAAACAATGTGATGCAAAATGATTGGAAATACCCTCAGCAAGAAGATGGGCGTCAGATTCGAGGTGACGAACTTACGGCGAGAA